AAGAACAAAGATAAAATTTCCACCCGCCAATACTTCTATTACCTTGCCGCTGACCTCAATGATCTCCGGTGGCGGGCTTGGGGGCATTTGTCTTTTGGTCTGCTTGGCTGATTTTTCGGGCGGTTTCGATGGTGTTTCATCCTGCTGATCGCGGCTGCATCCGTTAAAAACCAGGGCAAAACAACATGGCAAAGCAAAGCTGGAAGTTGCGATTAGAGTTCGAATGTGACGACAACGACAGACCAAAAAGAATTATTGAAATCGCAGGAGAGCATGACGGAAGCCCTGAGATTAGGGCCATTAACGAATGCGTCGCCATCGATATGGGCTACATAATGAAGATGTTTTTGGTGGGTGGGGTGGTATCGGTTTGACTGAATTTAACGACTCCGCGACGGCCTTCCGCGATGCGGATGCCTAAAAAGAGCAGACATAATGGCGGGTAAAACAGGCGCAAGCGGCAGAGTATCCGCGCCCCACAAGCGAATCTCAGCCGGCTCGGGTGGGATGCCGGTCTGTCCTGAGTGGCTAAAGGGGAGGGCAAAAGCCAAATTTGACCAGTTATCAGGGGCTTTGGTGGCGGAATTCGACGCCGGCGAGATAGATTCGGACATGCTGGCTGTGTACTGTGACGCTTATGCGGACTTCGCGGCGGAGGCGGAAAAGACAACCGGCAAAGACTACAAGCTGAAAAAAGAGGCCCGGGCGGTTCTATTGTCGCTCGCGCCGAGTCTGGGGCTGACTCTAAAGGTTCGTAGCCAGATGCCAAACAAGCCGGTCAAGGACGAGGACGCCTTCACGGAATTTGAGGACGATTAGTTGCTAACCAATGCCGACACCGTCGCAAAACATCTCCTGATCGAGAAATACGAGACGATCGTAAACGGCTACGTTGGCGACGTGTTGTCGGGTCGCATTATCACGGGCCAGCTTGAGCAGGCGGCGGCCCAGAGGTACCTGGACGACCTGGAATCCAATGGCGAGCGGTTCGTTCTGAACAAATACAAGGCCGCGCGGGCCTGCAAGTTCTTTTCCAATCTTCGGCTGACGCAGGGGTCCTTTTCCGGGAAGCGTTTTCACTTGCAGCCGATCCAGGCTTTCTGTGTTTGGAATATCTTTGGTTGGGATCGGCTTGACGAACCGTACCGCAGATTCCGCGAAGCGTATTTGACTTTCGGCCGCGGCAACGGCAAGACGCCATTTGGGGCCGGCATGGCGATTATGTGTTCTGGCTTCGACGATCCGCAATGCGATCGCGCCGAGGTTTATTTGACCGCCACAAAGCGCGACCAGGCAAAGCTAAGTTATCAGGACGTGTCGGCCTTCATCGTCAAGTCCGGCCTCGACGGTCGCTACCAGATTTATCGCGACGAGATCAGAATTCCGCGCACGGGGTCGGTGATTAAACCATTGCCGGCAGACTCGAAAACATCTGACGGGCTGCGAATCTACTTCCTCTTGCGTGACGAGGTGCACGCCTGGCAAGAACAACACCGAGAATTCTACAACGTTCTGGAAACCGGCCTTGGGAAATACGACCAAGATTTGGCGGTGACGATTACAACGGCAGGAGACGACCATTCGGTGCTGTGGAAAGAGCAGGACAGCGTCGCCGAAAACGTAGTTCGCAGGGATCGGTCGTATACTCAAGATAGCCTGTTTGTGATGATTTGCCGGCTTGACGATGACGACGACCCGTTTGAAGTCGACAATTACCACAAGTCGAATCCGCTAATGCGGCACGGCGTTGTCAAGCGACAGAAGATCGAAAAGCTAATCAACGAGGCCCGCTTGATCCCGTCAAAAAAACGGGCCTTGCTGCGCTATTACGGAAACTGCAAAGTGGAAAGCGGGTCGAAGAGTTTTACAGAGGAAATGTGGAACCGCTGCGTTGTCGGGCCGAATCGCAAAATGCCGGCTTTGGTTGGTGTGCCGCATGGAGGCCTGGACATGGGCCAAACGGACGACCTGGCCGCGGTCGCTTACTGCTGGCAGCTGGCTGATGTGGAGGTTCAGGACCGCGACGAGGAAGGTCTGCCGATCGAGGATGACGACGGCAACCCGGTGTTGATTCGCCGCCCAACGTATGCTTTTAACGTCGAAATCTTTTGCGCAAAAGGCAATCTTCGAGTCCGAAAAGAGCCGTTCGCGCAATGGATTGCCGACAGCTGGATTACGGTCACTAACTCGCAGTGGACGGATCCAAACGTGGTTTACGAGTCAATTTCGTCGCGTGTGACGTCACATGGTATTGCGAGTATTGGCATGGACCCAAACAATACAAGACAGATGGCGCTTGACGTGTTTAACAATCAGGGGGTGCACGTTGAGTGGTTTAAGCAAAGCTGCGAGAAGTTCAACGAGCCGCTGCGGGAACTCCGGAGGGCAATGCTAGAAGGTCGGGTATTCTTTGAGGACAACCCGTGCCTGGAATGGTGTTTCGGGAACGTGATCGAACGGGAGAACCCAGCCGGACACGTGATGCCGGACAAAAGGGCGAGCGTGGAAAAGATCGACCCGGCGGTAGCCTGCTTAATGGCGTTCTCCGAAGTGATGTTCGGCGAAAAGGAAAAAACGTCTGTCTACGAGGACCGCGGAGCGATAACGTTGTGATAAGTGATCTCTTAGCGGTGGCAGGTTTGGCTTTGCTGGCGGTGGGCCTTTGGATGTTTCGGCCGTGGGTGGCGTTGGCTGTGGTGGGGGCCGTGTTGATGGGTGTTTCAGTGATGTTAGCGAGGGCGGCCAAATGATTATGGCGCAGCTATTCCAAAAGCGGTCGATCGAGAATCCCGCTGTCCCCATCAACGCGGACACGATTTTAAGCTCTTGGAATGCTGGCTTCCGATCGCGGTCGGGTATTGACGTCACCCCAGCACGGGCGCTCGAGTTTGGCCCGATCTGGCAGGGCGTTACGCTATTGGGCGGCGACATCGGCAAAACGCCGTGCATCACGTACGAACAGCAGGGCAGGGCGAGGCGCAGAGCGCGGGAGCATCCCGTTTTCACCATCTGCCGAAAAAACGTCGGCGGACAAACGGCGAACCTGTTTTTTTCGGCTATGGTGTCGCACGCGGCATTGTTCGGCAACGCTTACGCATTCATTCGGCGCGGCGGGCCAGGGTTTCGGCCGACACGTCTTGAGTTCGTGCACAGCGACTACATCCGGCCAAGGTACGAGGCCGGTGTCAAGTTCTACACTTATCGCCCACCGGACAACAAATCCGAGGAACGGAGGATTCCCGCGAATAACATATTCCACTTGCCGGGCACGGTCCTCGACCAGCTGGGCGGATTGTCTCTGGTGCGGTACGCCAGGGACGTCATTGGTACGCACCTAGCGGCCAGTGGTTATTCGGATGACTTCTTTTCAAATAACGGCGTGCCACACGGATTTTTCGAGCATCCGGACCGCATATCGGAAGGGGCTCAGCGACGGTTTATCAATTCAATCATGAATCGGCATGGCGGGCCGGGGAATCAGTTTAAACCGGGTGTTTTGGAAGAAGGTATGAAATGGGTGGCGACGGGCATCAGCCCCAAGGACGCTTTGCTTGTCGACCTGATGAACGTCGGTCCGCGGCAAGCGGCGAACTTTCTGAACTTGCCGCCGCATAAGGTCGGTGACGATTCCCGGACGGCTTACAATTCCCTTGAGGCTGAACAGCAGAGCTACCTGGAAAGTTCGCTTGGCGTTTGGTTTTCGAAGCTGGAGTTCGAGGCCAATGACAAGCTATTTCGCACCGACGAGAAGGATAGTTTTTACTGCGAGTTTCTCGTTGATGCGCGGCTTAGAAGCGACACAAAAACACGCTTTGAAACATACGCCTTGGCGATTCAATACGGCGTCATGTCGCCCAACGAAGCCCGAGAACGCGAGAATCTCAACCCGTACGATGGCGGCGATGAGATCAAGGTTTACTTTTCGGACGGGTCACAGTCTGATGAGCCAGACGACCAACAGGGCGAAGCCGAAGAGGAACCAGCACCAAGCAGCGACGACCGCGAGTACAAGGTCCGAATTGCCAATCGGGACCTACTCTTCGACCGTTTGCAGTCCATGAATAAACGGCTGGTCAACAGCGCCAGGACGGCAGCCAAGAAGCCGGAGCGTTTCGGTGAGTTCGTTAATAACCTACGAGCCAATCACGGAACAGTGATGCAGGACGCACTGCGGCCGGTCTGCCAGCTCACGGGCGCAATGTTCGGCCGGGATTCGGAAAAGATGCTTGGTGAGATCGTTGATGCTACAATCGACGAGGCGGCATCACGGTTCCTGATGGCTTCTGAATGCCAGGAAGAAGAGCTGGCGGACAGAGTTACCAACGTAATTGGCGACCTTACATCCAGGGCGAGCGATTTAGCGACGGGCATTTTTGAGGATTAAAGACGATGGAAAAGCGAATGCTTGAAGGCCACGTCGAGTTGCGTGGTGAAGACGATGACAAAAGGATCGGTGGCGTTGCCGCGGTCTATTACGACGGGACTCCACAGACTGAGTTTCGCTTGTGGGCCGGAGCAGTGGAGCGTATCCTGCCAGGTGCGTTCGATCGCGCGATAAAAGAGGACGACGTGCGGGCGTTATTTAACCACGACCAAAGCCTTGTCTTAGGCCGAAACCGGGCCGGGACACTGAAGCTGACCTCGACAAACGAGGGCTTGGATTACGAGATCACGCCAGCGGACACAACGATTTATCGCGACGTCACTCAGCACTTGGCGCGGGGCGACGTCACTGGCAGTTCGTTCGCGTTTTCGGTAACTACCGGCGGAGAAGAATGGTCAGAGGACGAAGAGCGAGGCCTAAAGGTGCGTGAGGTCCGAGACGCGAAGCTGTTCGACGTGTCGCCAGTCACCTATCCGGCCTACCAGGCCACCGAGGCATCCCTACGAAGTGACGCGCAAGCGTCTTACGACAACTACCAAAAAGCGTTGGACCAGCGACAACGGGACAACGACAGGCAGAAGCAGGCGGAGGTGTGCTATGACAACGCTTGGTCCGAATGAAAAACGAATACCCTTGTCTCCTCGGGATGCGGAGCGTTTTGAACTTCCGCAGCACGTGTTGGATATGTACAAAAGCGCATGCGAAGCGGAGATGCAGCATCATATTTTTCGAGAAATAGGATACGACTGTAGTGCGCTTGACGATTCCGAGATCGATGAGCTGATGGAGCTTTTTTCAGATGAAGTTCCCGAATCCGACGATGACGCTTTATGTCCGGCGGCGTGCCGGGCGTTTGCTAGGTTTTGCTACTCGCAATCCGAACCACTGTCAGGGTTTATCAATGCCAGTAGCGTTCGCGAATGGTTGCCAAGGACGAGGAACTAAAACATGGTCAGTGCATCAATTGACAGTGGCGAAATCAAGAATGTTCACGTGTCTGGGTCCGCGGAGATTGGCCGGGCAAAGCTGGCTCTTGAAACCCTCAAATACAATGTCAACCTAGAGGACTTGCGCATTTTCGACTCGGCATCGAATGCCGTCCTGCCCAATACCGCAGCCAGTGACGACCTGGGCCTGATTCTCGGCACGCAAGGTACGGACGGATTTAGCGTCCAAACCAGCGACGCCAAGGCGACGACAGTCACGCAAAAGGCGCGATTCCGCTTTTGGCTGCCGCCCGAATACGAGCCAGGCGGCACGATCTCGATTGTGGCTCATGCTGGCATGCTGGGTCCGGCGATTTCTGACGGTACCGCGACCGTGGACTTTTCATGCTGGCACAAGAACGAAGCGGATATAACCCATGGGTCCGATCTAGTGACAACCAGCGCCACGACAATAAATTCCACGACTTTGGCCGCCAAAAGCTTTACGGTCACGCCCACGAGCCGCGTCAACGGCGACGAATTGTCGGTATTGATGACCGTCGACATCACCGACACGGCCACCGGTACGGCCGTAATTGGGCTGATTTCCAAGATTCATTTCGCATTGCAATTACGAGGTTGACACGTCAGACAAGCCTGAATAATATTTCTGACAGCTGATACGCGGACTGTCCCAAGCGGCGGCCGGCATCGGTGGTAAACAAATCAGAAGCCTTCCAAGAAGGGCGGAGATTTGTCGAGTTTGGTTTTTTTAATCATTCTCGGCGGGTCTCCGCCCTTTTTTTCGTGGTGTCCCGTCGAATCCATAAAGGGACATCACATGGCAGTTACAGCCAAGAGCCTGCTGGAAAAGCGGGCCGATCTGATTGCGGATAGCCGCAAGATTCTCGACACGGCGAACGAAGAAGATCGCCCCATGAACGGCGAAGAGCGCCAAAAATGGGAGCGAATGCATAAGGACATCGACGACTTGCGGCAGCGAGCCGACGATCTGCACGAGCAAGAAGTTGCGGGCCGGATTCCGGACGAAGAGCTTTTGGAGCAGGTTCCGGGCGAAAGCCGGGCGGAGGAAAAGAACAAGCCGCCGCAGACTCGCAAGCACGACGTATCCGACGCCGAATTCTTTTCGACCTGGTGTTTAGGACAGCATGCCGACAGCCGGTCGGTTGAGAGGTGCCACGAAGCACGCCTGACGCTTCACAATTCGACGATGGACTTCCGGATGCACCGCCCGCAGGGCTACAAGGCACCGAAATCCGTTGCCGAGGCAAAGCGACGTCAGGAAGCGTATTACGAAACACGCGCAATGACTGGTCTGCAAACCACCACTACCGCGGGTGGTTTTACGGTTCCGGACGAAGCAATGCTGGCGATTGACGTTGCCATGCTTCAGTTCGGCGGCATGCGACAGGTTTCAAACGTTTTCCAAACGGATACCGGTGCCGATTTACCGATACCGACCGTCAACGACACGGCACAGGTCGGCGAGATAATTGGCGAAAACACCACGGCGACGGACCAAGATGCCACATTTGGGCAGCTTGTTCTGAACTCGTGGAAGTATTCGTCCAAGTTTCTCAAGGTGTCCATTGAGCTGCTACAAGACGCGCAAACCAACATCCCAGAACTGATGGGCCGTTTGGCTGGTGAGCGTGTCGGCCGCATCCAGAACCAGCACTTCACAACTGGCACCGGCACCGGCCAGCCACAAGGCGTGACGGTTGCTGCCACCGATTCGACAGTCAATCAGGCAGTCGCCGGAACGCTGGAGTGGGATACTGAGTTGCTGGCGCTAAAGCACTCGGTTGATCCGGCCTATCGGGCTGGCGCTATCTGGATGCTTGACGATGCCGAATACCAAAACATGAAGGAGATCCAAGACTCGCAAGGTCGGCCGATCTGGCTTCCTGGTTTGGTTGGTGGCGCGGCGGACACGTTCGACGGCGACCGCGTGGTCATCAATCAGGACATGCCAACCGGTACCGGCGCGAACGGAATCCTGTACGGCGACTTTTCCAAGTACCTGATTCGCGACGTACTGAATCCTGGTTTCACCGTGCTGCGTCTCGACGAGCGTTTCGCGGAACTCGGACAGGTTGCGTTCTTGGTGTTTACGCGGGCTGACGGCGATCTCTTGGATGCCGGCACCGGTCCCATCAAATACATGGATCTAGCCTAGTAAAGGGGAACCAATGGGATCTGAACTCAGGTCAGCCGTCGTCACGCTCCATAACGGAGCCGTGGCGGCCGGTGTTACCACGATCACGCCATCGGGCCTTGATTGTTCGAGCTGCAACCATGTGCGCTTTATTGTCATCTGGGGTGCGATCACAGCCACTGGCGTTCAGTCGGCTGAGATCCACACGTCCACTGACGATGGAGCCGGTGATGCGTATACGGCAATTATCGGGACCAATGTAGCGGTGGCTGACGATGACGACAACAAATTGACGGTGATTGACATTATCAATCCCCGTGAGGCGTGGCTTAAGTGCGTGGTTAATCGCGCGACGGCGAACTCTGCCGTTCAGGCGATTATCGCGATACAGGACTTCGATCAGGCGCCGACGACAATGGTAGCCGGCGACGTCCAAGGCCATGAGGCACACGTTTTTGCCGCGGAGGGTGCGGCGTAAGGTTTTTTTTGAGTTGCTTGCGAATTGACTATTGCCCTGGTTATCAAGTGACTCTGCCGGTGCCCGCTGGTGATCCGTCTAGCGGGCACCGGATTTTTTGAAAAGGACAAACCGTGAAAGTCAAAGTCAAGTTCCAGACAGCACATGAAGGTTACAAGGCCGGACGTGTGTACGGCGTTGATCCGGATGCGGCGGCGGAGCTGATTTCATCAGGCGTCGCCACTCCGTTCCGAGAGCAGCAAGCCGGAGCAGAAATGCGAGTTGTGCGGGCAGCCGAAACTGCCGTAGCGACACCAACCGACGAGGAAACCGATGGAACTACCGGGCAGCCTAGTTGACGCCGGATATAGTCAGTTGATGGTGCCGTTGTCGGACGTAAAGGCACATCTGCGCGTCACTCATGGTGATAGCGATTTAGAGATCTCCGCCATGATCGACGCGGCGACCGCGATGATGGAGAAGATCACGAACCGGGCCTTGGTTCAGCGGACCTTTACCTGGCGGTTGCAGCGGTTCCCCATCAATACAACTTCGATCGTCCTGCCGATCACGCCGGTCACTTCCATCACGCAGATTGATTACGTGGATGACAACGGCGCGACGCAACCGATGAATTCGGCGGATTATACCGCCGTCCTGGACGACGATTATGGATACGTGGCGCTGGCTTACGACAAGACCTGGCCGGACACTCGGCTGCAAGAGCTTGCAGTGACGGTAACGCTTGTGGCCGGCCTGGCGACACCGCCCGCGGCAGCAGTGCACGCCCTGAAATTGCTGGTCGGCCACTGGTACGAAAACAGAGAGGCCGTTGGGACGATAGGCAAGCCGATCGAGCTTAGCTGCAACGCCCTGATCGACACACTTAAGGCAAGCTTTACCGTGACGGTATGACCGCAGGCGCATTAAGACACCGGGTAATGTTCGAGCGAAAGGCCGATGCGCCAGACCGCGATTTTTCCGAAGTGGTACATCCGTGGGTTTTAATATTTTTGGCTTGGGCGGACATCAAGCCGGTGTCATCGGGTGACGTGACAACTGACGAGGACGAGGACCGAATTCGCCGGGTGAACATTCGCATTCGATACGACCAGCGATTTACGGGCGATATGCGAGTTCGTTGGGGGACTCGGGTTTTTAACATCACGGGTTACGTCAATCAGGATGAGCGGGATCGCTACATTTTGATTGACGCTGTGGAATTGGAAGGGTGGCAAGTTGCCTAGTTTGGTAGTTACCGGCGACAAGCAGCTGGACAGAAAGCTGGCCCAGTTCGAGCCAAAGCTTCAGCGCAAGGGCGTGGCCAAGGCGTCGCGGGCCGGCGCGAAGCTCGTAGCGGCCAGGGCGACCGCCAGGGCACCGGTTGATTCCGGCGATTTGGAACGATCGATACGGGTTCGTGCCTTGAGGCGCAGCAGGGTCCGCAGCGGGCACGGTGTCGACTCGGGCAGCAAGACGAAGCACGAGGACGTCGATTCCGGCCTGCCCTTTTACGCACAGTTTATCGAGTTTGGAACAACGAACCGGCAGCACAAAAGCGGCAAGTCGGTGGGCCGAGTGGCGGCCGAGGATCACGCGTTTTTGCGCATCTCGCTCTACGAGTCCGAATCCCAGGTGAAAGCCTTGTTTATTTCAACGCTTCGTGCGTGGCTGCGGGAATTTGCTAGGGGTGTTTAGGTGATCGCTGAAATTGCCAACGCGCTATTGGATTACAAGACGGCCAGGAAGCTGCGAATCGTGGCTGCGTTGCGCTATCACTTGCTGCAATTCTCGCTAATCAAAAACGAGATTGGAAACCACATCTATTCCGCAAGAATACCGCGCGGCGAAAAGCCGGCGATTGCGGTCAAGCTCCGCAGGCTGACCACAACTCGCAACCATGACATTCGAGGCGAGTCAAACATCGTCCATTCCACGATTCAGGTAGACGTGATGAGCCGGCTTCCAAACGCGGAAGCCAAGGTAAGCCAAGTTGCCGAAATGATTCGCATTGCGACGTCGGCACCATGCTATCGCGGAATGATGGGTGAACCGGGCAATCAGATATTCGTTCATGGCTGCACGCTCGAGCGCGATTCACTCAACACGCCAACGCCGTCCGCTGACTCAAGCACGGGCTGGCAGTTTGAATACTCGCAGGATTTCCGAATCACGCATGACCAGGCGACTGTAAATATCACGACACCGGGCAATTCGCCGTTCGCGCAGGGTGCGTTCGAGCTAGATGCTTTTGCAAACAATTAGGAGATCACATGGCACTCAATCACACGCTAACGCATTCGTATACGTACGATGACGGAACGACCAAATACAGCCGTGCGTTTGCTGACTCGCAGTCAGGCGGCACCTACATCAAAATCAACGAGTCCATTCCTGACTCGTCGACCGACCTGCAGGTTGTCCTGGCGATCGACATTTCGCAGCTCAAGCTGTTTTTAATGAAAGCAAACGGGGCAATTCTAGTTGAGACAAACAGCGGGTCTACCCCGGATGACACGTTCAACCTGACCGCTACCAATGGGGTGGCCTGGTCCGCTAGTGCCCAAGCCGGCGAAGCGGTTCAGGCTCAAGTGTTGTCGACGGACATCACGACCGACATCTACGTAACAAATTCGAGCGGCGCCGCGGTGACGCTGGAGATTTTCGCTCTGATTGATCCGACAATTTAAGGAGTAAGCCAGATGGCAACAACTGGAAACGGCGCCACTATTGCATTTGCGTCAAGCAGCAACGGGGCCTTGCGGCTCGTTCGCATCGGTGAGTGGACAGAAGAGATTCCATCACTCGACGACAATGATTTATCGATCACTGCCGGCAGCCACATGCAATTCTGCCGCGGATCACTTATCGAGCATGGCCCGATCGATATTGACGTAGCGATCGACCCGGACACGCAAGGCGATTTTTCGTTTGCCGAAGAGCAAATAACGATCACCTATCCGCCGGGATCTGGGCAGACCAACGGCGCAACGCTGATCGGCCTCGGCTGGCTACAGCGTCGATCAAGCGGAACGCTAGAAAGCAACACTAGGGCCGAAGGGTCTTTTGCGATTCACTTTAAAGGCGGAGCAGCCGGAGTAGGTCATACGCCAGGCTCATGATCGAGATTGTTCCCATGATGCCTTGGTATCCCGGCCCGAACGGCACCCAGGTCCAGCGCGATTGCGGGCAAGACGAAGTATACGTCACCGAGGATGCGATGGGCGTTGATGGCAAGCCAACGAGGGTGCGCCGCCGCGTGGGTTATTCGTTGCGAAAGCCGGGCGCCAAGTTCGTTGACATCACGCTGGGCAATTTGAGTCCCTCGATCGAGCGGGAAATAAAGCTCAAGCTTGCCGAGCGGGACGCGTACTTGTGTAAGTGCAGCAACGATCCGCGAACGGACGTCCTTGACTGGTACGAAGAAAGAACAGCAAAGGCAGGAGGGATACAAAATGCGAGCGACGCGTGACTTGATGAAAAGCACGTTTAAGCGGCGGTATGTTGACATCACAACGCCGGACGAATTAGCCACGAAGCTAGGATGGGAGCCGGTGACGTTTCGGCTGCAAAGTTTATCAGACGCGGAACGTTCACAGCGCGAATCATGGCACCTGACCGAATCCGGAAAACAAATTGCCAACAGGAAATCGCTACTCAAGGCTTCGTGGCTTGTCGCGGTGCTTGTCGATGAAGCCGATAACCGCATGTATACCGATGAGGAAATCAGCGACGTCGGCAACATGGACTCCGCTTTAACGAACTGGCTTTTTGATCACGTACTTGATCACGTTGGCATCAGCATACGGGACGCGGAGGAATTGGAAAAAAACTCACAAGAGACGGTGGGCGGCGATTGTTCGCCTACCGTCTCGCTTGGCGAATGTGCTGCTTAGACGTTGACGACATGCTGGAGTCGCTGGACTCGCGGAAGTTTTTAGAGTGGCAGATTGCAAACAAACTAGGACTCGATCCGGATGGTTGGTATCAGATGGCAGAATCGACCTCAGCAATTACCAACCAGTTAATTCTGCTTCGCAATCAGATGGGTGGCGTTGACACGAAGATCGACCAGCTGACCAAGCCGTCAACGTTTATTCCGGAAGGGATCGAGTAGATGGCGCTAATTGGTCAACTGACGGTCGGCATTGTCGCGAACACGCAGAAGGCTGTTGCAGGCGTCGGTAAATTCCGCCGGCAGATGAACCTGACCGCAAGGTCCGCGAAGGCCGCAACTTTACCCATCTCGAGATTTGCAACGGCAATAACAGGTATCGGCATCGGGTTATCTGCCGCCGGCGTTGCGTCTGTATTTCGTTCAACCGCCGAATCAATCGACAAGATAGGCAAGACAAGCAGCAAACTCGGGATCGCGACCGAGAATCTGATAGGGCTTCAGCATGCGGCGAGCCAGACTGGCGTGAGCACGGACACGCTCAACATGGCGATGCAGAGAATGGTGCGCCGTGTTGCCGAAGCGGCACAGGGAACCGGAGAAGCGGTCAAAGCACTCAAGGAATTAAACCTCGACGCACAATTGCTCAACTCCCTGTCTCCTGACCGGCAAATGGAAAAGATTGCTGACGCGATGAAGGGCGTGAAGAATCAGTCAGACCGTGTCCGGCTGGCGATGAAGCTTTTCGATAGCGAGGGTGTGTCGCTAGTGAACACGTTGGCGCTTGGGTCGAAGGGTCTCCAGCAAATGCAAAAAGACGCGGAACAGCTCGGGATCGTGTTTAGCGGAGAAGAAGCTAAGCGTGTTGAAAAATTCAACGATGAACTAGACAGATTAAAGAAGTCGCTGGGATCCTTTGGCCAAAAGCTCGTCATCGACATTGCCCCGCAAGCACTGCAAGCGATCCAAAATCTACAATCTATTCAGAGCACCATGCGGGGCGAAAGCGGCAGCGTAGGAGCGGGCAACGCTCCCGGAACTGATTTTTTCCAACGCAATTTCCCGATGTTTACGCGCATGGGCGAAGCGCTGGAGCGTTCCATTTTTGATTCTGGTTCCACGGCCAGGAGTTTGGCTGGCGGCGCACAGTTTAGCCAAAACGTGTCCGGTGGACGGCGTGCCGAACTGCTGTCGGACCAAGAAGCCGATAAGCTCGCGGAAATCAATAAACAGGCGCTGGCAAAAGACAGGGCGGCTGAATCGCTACTGGGAATTGGGAAGCGTTTTGGCGGCAGGTTGTCTAACGTTGCCAAAGCCAATGCGCAGCTGTTAGCGAAGGCCGGCCAAGAAATAAGCGAATCCGCATCGATCTTTTCGGCGGAATTCCAGCGGCAAGGATTGCGGCATGGCATCGGACTGCATCGCGACCCGAAGGCAGCACAATCTGTCCGGGAACTGTTTGGACAGAAACCAGACGAGGGCCCTCGGGGCGTTAACGCGGCGTTAGAACGGGGTTCCTCGAGCGCGGCCGCGGCGCTCCACGCAAACTTCCGGAAGGGTGAAACCACGCAAAAGGCAATCCTGTCGGAACTCAAGGTGCAAACTAAGGAGCTGCAAAAAAAACAGAAAGAACAAGAGCATAGGATTCCCGACTAGTGGCCATCACGCAAATCAAAGTTAAGCCTGAATCGCTATCGATGAATGTCAGCACAGACAATCAGCGAATTAGCGATACCGTGTCGATTCAGTATCGTGTGAAGACGGACTCGGACTATCTGCCGGTTAGCCTGCTGAGCGCGGCACAGGCCTACACTGGCGGCCCACACGAGATACCGGCCACCTACGACCAATACGAATTTCGGCAGCTGAACGGCTCATGGGCGACGCTGGACTCACGCCCCGGAATCTATGCACGTGACTTCCGCGTTTCCAAGGACGAGGACCACAGGCACTGGATTGTTGAAGTGACATGGCGACCGCTTGACGTTGGCGACACGCCCGGAGATCTCACAAACGAGAACCCGATACAGAGGCCGGTCCGACTGTGGCTGGAATTCGCCGAAGAGACAATTCCTGTCCAGTCAGCGTGGAACGTAGAGAAGCATATTGACCCGAGTGGCGTGGAAGTCCGGGCGATTGATACAAAGGGTCCGATACAAACGACGGTCGGCGAAGACTTTGAAGAGTCGCTTCACGAAACAGTGACTTCCGTGGTGCTAGCTTTTGAAAAGAACTACGCAACCCTTGATGAAATTTACGCGCTGTTCGCAGCCTACGGCGACAGTGTAAACAGCAATGATAGCTATCTCGGCCGGTTTGGGAGATACCACGCCAGGTTCCAGGGGATCACATGCTCCCCGGAAGAGACCGAATCAAATTATCAGTTTTATCGTGCCGTGGGTCGCGTGAAATTGCGAGCGGATAGGCCATTCTTGCGAGACATCGTTAACCGTGGCTGGAAGTACAACGACCCGAATTCGCCGCCAGGTGACGAGATCAAAACCCACACGGGAGCCGAACCGATCTTGCTGACCTTCGACGGCCAAAAACTTCCCGACAATACGGTGGGCGAGTTGATTTCTTATCGCACATTGCGAGCGGTGGATTACACGAGTTTAGTACCGAGTTAAAACAATGACAGCCTATCCCGATCTTGCCTCACTCAAAGCGTCCGTTGATGCGCGGGTGAACGACAACACCAATAACGAGATCAGCGAAGCAGACGTTCGTGAGTCGATCAAGGACGTCGTCGACACGCTGGACGCGCTGGCTGTTGACGCGCAAAGCCTGACCTGGGATCCCAACAATCGCCGCTACAACATTTCAGGCGGGACAACGACTTCCATTGATCTGGCGGCTAACGATCGCGACGGCCTCGAATCCAAGAACGAGCACAAAAGCCAGAATCTTGCGGACTTGTCGGGCGCTCCTGGGAACTGGGATGCTGGCAGCGGATACAATGCCCGGATCACGTCAGCAGCACTTCAGCAACTGGCCAATATTGTAAATTTGCCAGTCGGCAATACGCTGCGGATACTGTACACGAAGTCAGATGCGGCAGCGGGCTTTACGCTCACAACTCCCAGTAATTTCGACACCGAAAGCAGCACTGCCGTAACCAACTTCAACAGCCTATCGGCTGGGACGTACGTCGTCACGATTTACAAGTCAGGCGGATCGCCGAGCTTGCACTTGCGAATTCAGGGCGTATCAACAGGCGAAAACGTCAACGATGACATTTTGCCACTCGCGACCGGTGGCGACACGACGATAACGGTTTTGAATCGCAGCTATCGAGTTGACTCGGCGATTGATGTGCCTGCGCCTGCTGTCGTCGCCGGCAAATGGTTCTCGATCACAAGCAAAACCGTCGGCGCGAAGTTCGACGGCAGCAACATAAACGGCCTGACAGTATTTGCGATTGCGAACTCTGCCGCGACGCAGTGGAATTACTTTTCAACGGCTCAGCAAACGCTGGTGGCCGCGGGCGTGACTGCCTTAGATAACGTTTTCCCGGCTGATGGCGCAGCCGTTAATCTGTTGTTCTATACGACCGAGGGCGACGGCGGCGGCCAGCTGCTTAGGTACGACGCCGGCAGTTCAGCGACGGTTGACGGTGGTTCGGTGTTTAACGGCCCGGGTGGCGTTGGCAGGTTTTTAAGCGTCAATCCGCCGACGAACCTCGCGCAGTGGGGCGCACCGACGACGCCGACCGATTGTTCGACGGAGTTAAACGCGGCCATCAATTACATCGAGAACAACATCACGACGGCAGCCCGGCTGTACATCACTGGTGAATACTATTTCGACCCGACGCTGCTTGTGTTTTCCGGGGCCAACGCCGAGCGCATGGACTGGATTATCAACGGGTCCTTGGAGCCTTCCACAACGTGGGTGCTGCCGGAGCGTTTGGGGCTGATTGGTATCGGCGGTTCCGGGCAGGCACAAACCCAGTTTGCACGCAGCAACGCGTGCTTGATTCGGCATCCAGCCGACAACACAACCTGCATCGAGATTCAAGACGGAAAGAATAGGCTCGAGAACCTCGACATTAAAGGCGGAGGGAACGGGCGGAGCTTGTACCTCAACGGCTGTTCTCTTATTACTTTAATCAATGTCAATGCGGCCAGTCCTGGAGGACATACGCTGGATATTGATAACACGTTCTGGGTCTGGGCGGTCGATTGCGTGTTTAAGAGCGATACTGTGTCGACGTATTCAATTTACATTCACAACACGCAGCCCACCGGCCAGCAATCAAACGTTCTCTATTTCAGCGGCTGCATTACAAACAATAACGGCATTCTGATCGACGGCGAGAATCAGACGATCGTAAATTGTCGATTCACAGACTATCTCCATGAAAACATCCCAGCCGCGCAAACAGTCATCACGATCCGCGAAGCAAATACGGTAATTTTTGACGATGTGGATCGCGCAGACAGCGGCGCCGGCGCCTTCATGTTCGACATCGAAGAGAAAACGGTCAGGGGCTTTTTCTGCACAAATTCTCATTCCGAGCGAGTGGATTTTGCGACAGGCAAAGAACCATTCTCGGGTCGCATGCACGCCGAGACATCGTTGGATGGCGCGGTTCCCTATGTGGCCTGGCATAGGGCCAACTTGATTTCTGAATCCAAGGGGATGACAAGCGCCAGAACGATTCATCGCGGATTTAATAACCACACGCCGCTAGGACTCGGGACGGCCTTGATTGCCGATCCCCCGATCGGTGGCGCGTCCGTTACGATCACGCCTAACCAGGTAAGCTACGACGGCGCGACGAACGCCAACCTATTTGAACCGAACGGCGGATCGACACTACAAAACATCTACCAGGCAAACCAAACGTTTGCTGTGGGCGACTACTTGGTTCTGTCGGTGATGGGCCAAAAGGTGGATCCCGATGACAAGGTGTCCATCGACTGCCTGCGCATGCGGGCGAACAACGCCACTAATGTGGGCCTAAGCTGGTACACGTCAAGCGGTGGCTGGGTTCCTGCCATGGGACGCGATTTTGTTGTGCCGACTGATTCGTGGATTCCTTTCGGGATCGCGCTCCGCGTCGATTCAGCCGGCAGCTTTTCGACTCAAATTCAACTACAGATTAATTCGGACAGTTCCGGCATTAAGTTTGCGCCGATGACGATTCGGCACATACCGGCCAGCCTGGGTCTCAACGATCAGTCGATCATCAATTATGTCCGTGCGTTAGGTCAGATGCACGACGCCCCGAGCGGTGTGGTTGCCACGCAAAAAAATCAACCATTTCGCACGGGAATTGATACGACGGTCAACTTGCCATCCGCAGCCGATGCAGGCGAGGTTGCA